TAGGATCAATGTTAATGTGTACAGATTCAGCTACACCATCTGGCAGAACAGATGGGTTTACTGTAAGAGGGAACTTGTTATTACCAAAGAGTACATCAATAATCTGGCCGTAGGCTGCAAGCGTCTTAGTCTTAGTGACCTTAACAAATACACGAGACTTNTCGCTNNNNGTNAACTGTACATCAGGACCATACAAGCCACGATAGTTACGGTACGCCCTCATCCAACGATCTTCATCGCCAAGTCTTGCATCTTCCGCTCTCTTAAAGCGAGACTCAACAAAAGCCACGAGGCTACTTACAGACTCAAAGATGCTATCTGTTTCGCTTTCTGCTGCGACAACATCGTCTGTTTCGTAGGAGAGTTCGTCAATATCTGCCATTAGTTAGTATCCCATAGTTGGATCAGCGGCTTGAAAGCCTGTGCCTTGTGTATTTGGATTATAGTCCCAGATACTGCTACGTGGTCTAGTCATGATACCATACCGCAAAGCATCATACAAGTGATCTTCTGCATTGGTATCAACGTCTTCAGGGTTCTTCTTATCTAGCGGGATAGTAGGTATCTGCGCTATAGTGTTGGTGCAGGTAGCTTGGAATACCAGTCTAGGTTCACTAGTAAACTCATCTACCTGCAAGCGGCGGTGAATTTCGTTTTTACCAGCAACACGACTGCCACGAGAACGGTCAGAAGGTCTCCAACGTAAACCCTTCATGTTCATCTGTTCTGCAAGTGACGGGCCAGTATCACCCCGCTTATGCCACAACGAGGAGTCAAGCACCCCGTATCTAATAGTACCGTCTTCAGCCTCAGCTTCTAGAACCATGTCTGCTAGATCAGTAGCTGTAACTTTAGAACAATAGAGTTCCCTGTAGACCACAAGCTGCTCATCTGGGCTGACTGCAAACCAGAGAACACCTGTGTATGATCCGTAACCGTAGTCGCAAGCTCTAAACTTAGTCCATGAACGTGGTATTTCAAAAGGGTCAACGACATGTATTTTCCTGTTAAACTCAGGGAATGCCGCCCCTTCATTGATATCCCAGTTACCTTCAAGTAACTGCTTACGTTGATGCTCTGGCAACGACAGAAGCATTGCTTCATAGTCACCTGTATCTGCTAGGTANGGATTGTCGAACAAGCTNGCAGGAATGAACCTGCGTTTGAACAACGGCTGACCTTCTTTGCTGTGACCTNTAGGAAACGTAATAGTTTCTGCAGTCTCAATGTTTGTAGCCCAGAAGCTATCATTAGCTGGTGCTGGATCAATAAACATCTTCTTAACCCAAGCATGGCCTGCACCACCGGGGTTAGTCGTACCACGCATGTAAAGCCCTAGCTGACTACTTTGTGCGCTACGAAGACGTGACCTCATATAATCCCAAGCATATGGAGTAGGCCACTGTGTAAGTTCGTCAAAGCCAATCCAGTTAAACGCCTGACCTTGGTATCGCGTAACGTCCATGTCCTTGTCTAGGTAGGACATCCAGAGCCTGCCACCACGTGGACTAATCCATTGTGACTTTCTCTCAGACCACTTGATACCCGGAATAGCTTTAGGATATAGTTCCTGACTTTTCTGGATAAGCTCACGAAGTTCCTCAGTAGTGTGGCGTACAAGCAATCCACTGAAGTTAGGATCATTCAATCCATGTAACGGGTCAGCAAGCATGGCGTATGATTTACCACCACCTGCTGCACCACCGTAAAGAACCTCTCGCTCACTAGCACTGAGGAACTCCGTCTGGGGGCCGGGGTTTGGCTTGAACACAACTTCCTGTGCAGCCTCGACATTGTACTCAGGAGCCATAGCCTCTGCGGGAACAGTCTGATTAGGGGTGGCGACTGTTTCTACCTGTGGCTGATCACTCTGGCTCTCTGATGCGGTACGCCCCGACCCCTTGCGTTTCGAGCTTTTCGATCTCTTGTAGGGTTTCTTCGAGCCGCTGGGCAAGCTTGCGTTTAATTGAAGCTGCTTTCTTACGTCTTCGCTCAATGTCTACCCTCTTCTTTAAACCTACATGTGAGATGTATCTGCCTGTTTGCTTTGTGAGCCAGATAGCTACTTCTCTATAACTGAACTGTCTTAAGTGTTGCTTTGCTTTATCTAGTGCTTCAAGTTCGTCTGGTATAGGTTCTAGTAGTTTATCGTTATCAGGGTGTACTGCGTATCCGAATGGTATGTACTTAGTTACTCTGACTATTACATGCCACTCTTTTTCTTCGCCTTTGTGNGGCTTAGGTAGCTGCCAATATCCTAGAGACTTTCTATCTAGTTCTGGCATTNAGTCCTATTCGTTCTTACCTTCCTTTGGTGGNAGNTAGAAAACGCCCCCGCTTGATGTTACGTCTACCTTCTCTGTCTTACCCAAACCAGCNCGATCAAGTAAATCTTTGGCTGCTGACATCTTGTCACGAAGTCCTAGCTCTGTAGGATCAGACAACGCCTGTGACATAGCCATAGCTGCTTTAGGTGCAATACGAGAGAAGTAAGTTCTAGTAGCCTCAGTAATCTCGTCCTTGAGTGCATCAACGATAAGACGTGTGGGTGTGTTGTCGCTGTAGCCTGCTAGCTTCTTGGCTTGCACAACGTCACCATTAGCCCCATCAAAGAGAACCTCAAGAAACTTCTGTTGCATTTCTGTTAGCTGTTTAGCCATAGTATCACACCTTATAGGGGGTTGTCAACNAGAGAATCATANGCATTCCAGATATCATCAATCTCAGTTTGAATAACATCCAAAGAATCGCCAATGCCTTCTGTAATGGTTGTGCTTCTCTCTACTTGACTACGTAGGTCTAGGAGCGTTCTTTGTTGCTCCAAGATAGTCTGCATTTGTGTACTGATCTCAGCAAGTCGGCTGTTAAGACCGCGTACATCATTGTCTGCTACTGCCTGCTCTAGCGCCTGAATACGTGACGACAGGGCTGTGGCAGTAGTGTCAAACGAGTCTGACTTCTCAACTACCTCTACAATGCCGGACTCTACTGCATAGAATCTCTGTACTGTATCGTAGCCAAAATAAATAGCACCACTAATACCAGAAAGGATAGGCAGGGCAGCCATAATGTACCACCCCTTAAAAGTAAACTTACCTATCTTTAGCTCAGTGTTTTCCATTTACCCTCACATCTGTCCTGATGGACCACCGTACTCTAGGATGTACTGACTTGCACCATACACGTCTTGTGCATCTTTAAACTCAGAAGTCAGATAGCCTTGGTAGCCTGTGCTGTTTCCTGCTGCATCCCATACAATAATAAACTCATCTACGTTTTGCGTATAGGTCAAAGCAGAGTACGTACCTACAACAATGCCGTTGTTAGCTGTGTAGGTGTCGATGCTATCTGTCAGCGCAGTATTGTTAGCTGCAGCCAAGTATGCACCAGCTTCTTGTGCTAGTTGCTCAACGCCAGTTAGTGCTTCATTATAAGCTTCTACTTCTGCTGCGTCAATAGAGTATTCATCTGTAGCTAGCATACCCTGCAGAGCTACCTGTTCAGGCGCTGTGTCAGCTTCTGCTGCTACTTCAATAACACCTGTAGCAGTCATAAGAACGCTAGTTGCATCTGCCAAAACATCTACTGCACTAGTCAGGTTGTTCATGGCAGCATTNTGATTCTGGATAAACATTTGCTCTGCAGTCTGTGCAGTCTCGTAGTCATGCGCCAAGACTTGNGCTGCTGCATCCTGATACGCTAGNAGCAAAGCCTCTGTAACTCTAGCCCCATCCAAGGANCCATCTACAATTACGCCGCCTACTTCAGCATAGCCTACAGCACCGATACCAAGATTNACNGANAGNTCCAAGCGGTCATCAATGACCTGCATGGTATTAATCAGTTCTTGAATCTTCTCTTGGCCTGTTTGTGCGTGAAGTCCTGAAGCGTTCAGAAAGAGAACGAGTGTCCCTAGTAGTAGCTTGAGCCTGTTGCCGTTCATCTGTTAAGTCCTCTCCTATCCTCAACAAAGTATCATAGAATTGCTGGTCATCTCCATACCCAACAATGTATTCTTCAGGATTAGACCTGTAGGCTTCTACAGCATCTGTACCCATTAGTAGTCTACCTGTTACGACATCTGTAATAGGACAGGGTGTCGAGGCCAGTAGCATAGCCCTAAACACTTCAGGGGAGCCACACATAACTGAGATAGCACTCACCTGTAGTCCTAAGCCACCCATCTGCTGTGGTAGACCTAGCAGCCTAGCGTTCTTGCGGATGTTACATGCTTGATCCTGAGACATGCCACCGCCAGATAAACCTACAATGCTTAGCTGTATACCTATAGAGTTAGGCATGAGACAGCTATCATTGCCACCACCACCCATAACTGTAGGTGCTATTGATGACATGACTGGCGCTGGGCTTCCTGCACCTGTAGCATTGTAGTTGTTCGTTACAGTTTCATCTGTGTTGTTGCTGCTGACTGTTGAGTTATCATAGTTCTCGTTAAAGTCACCAGTAACGTTATTGCTCTGGGCTGTTACATTCGTCGCCCATAACATCACGAACAGCAGGGTCAGCACACATAAGCTGTATAGCTGCCTCTTCTTGCCCGATAGCNGATAATGTCTGAGCATTGAGGTTTCTCTCACAGGTCACATCTCTATCTACNCAAGAAGAAGGCAACACTATCTGTGTCGTACTACACGCCGACAGAATTAAGACGATCCCTAAGCTGGCTACGGCTAAGCCCCATGTCATTTAGTTGCTTCTCTGATAGTTCGCTAAGGATGATATAGGTTGCTCTGCGTTGTGCGTAACGTTCATAAGCGGCCCACATACGTGATAAAAAGTCTTTCATGATCTGTATTCCTACATGTTAATCCCGCCAGTGTTAGCGGTCACACATAGTTATACTCAAATCGTGGGCCAGTAGAATTGCTATTTAGGAATACCTGCCATGTTATCCGACAGGGACAAACGTTTCAGTTACAGTACACATAAAGTCTAGCTCAGGCGTTGAATTACCAGAAGCAATACAACGAATCTCGTCACTTGGTTCTAACACTAGAGTAGCACCTGTAAGTAACACAAACTCACCAATACCTAAGT